GAGTTAAAAAGTAAAAACCAGATACGTGTTGGTTCCAATGTATATGTGCTGAATGATGACCACCACCTTTTTTAGCAAACTCCTGTACCCACATCTCACTAAATAGTGTTGTGTATTGTTGCATATCATAACCTTGATGATCTAAATATTCCCAAGATTTTTGACCAATGTAATTTCTAAAATCTAAAAAATCATTGTCAGCTGTAAGTGGTGTTGAGTGATATGATCTGCCAAAGTCACCGTGTTTTTTTATAAATTCTTTTTCTCTTTTACGAGCATCAGTAATATATTTGTTACTTGCTTTGTTTAATGATTTTACAAACTCTGGTTTTTCTTCACTCCATATTACAGTTGGAAAATAACTATTAATAAACATTATCTAAAAGGCCTCCCTAAATGCCATACCACAAGACTATATCTTGTGCCTGATGTTACTGGTTTAACTCTATGCCACACAAAACTAGGAAATACAATAATAGATCCTTTTGGTAATATCTCTTTACATTGCACTCTATGTTTTGATTCGTCTCGCATATGTGGATCATAGTTTCTAAAATCAAATTCTAACTCACCACCTTTGTATTCTGATCCATCTGTTAACTGACAAGTCATAGATAGTTTTCGAATCTTACCATTGTCGGGTCCTTCTTTTTCATAAGGTTTATCCCAACCATCACAATGCCAATCATAATATTGATTGTGTTTGTATTTTGTAAACTGGCACGATTCTGATCTATCCCATTCAAAGTTCCAACCAGCACTTCTATTAGCTTCGTGAACATATGGATGTAATTCTTTATATATCCAAGTATCATTTAACCAAACTAGATCAGAGTTTCTTTTTCTTTTTAAATCTTTTATTTCTTCTTTTTTTAATTTTCTGTCACCATAGCCACCCGTTCTAGCCATAACTTCTTCTTGTTGATTAGCATAAGTGATTACATCATCACAAAATTTAGGTGTCAATACTCCAGTAAAATACCAATAGTAATTAGATATATTCATACGTTATAGTCTGTACGAAATTTAAACTATCCTTTTGATTATTGGTTAAGTAATACATATTTGTTGATGGAAACATAATAAACATATTGTCTTTAAGTGGTATATCCCAAGATCTACCTTTACGTCTGTTATCTTCATAATGTATTCTGACCATACAGTCTTTGACTTTTACACCATACAATAATGTAAAGTCTGGTGAGTTTCGTAAATCTACTGGATCTATATTTAATAAAGGTATTGTAGTCTCGCCGGGTTTATAGATGTTACCCCACGTTTCTTTATTAATTAGATTGATACCATATTCAAGACCAACGTGATCTCGCATATAAGTATTCAACATATCCCAAGTTCTTGAAAATGGAAAATCTTTGTTTTGAATTTGTGATTGTAAAATGTCGCCTGATAACTTATCTCGGTCAATGTCCCAATCTTTAGGCATTGCTACATTGCCAAAATATAATGCTTGTTCAGATAAAATCTTCTTTTGCATACCACCTCAATTATTAGTTTATGCTAATTGATCTGTCAAATCCCAAGTTGTATTTGCTTCATTCCAAACGTATCCCCAAGAATGTGTTTCAGCTTCATTTTGTGAAGTTTGTTCTTCTGTTAAATCAGGAGCATCACCGATTGGTGATTGCCATCTAGCATCTGTTGTATTTTTTACCCAAGATGCATATGGTTTTTTAGGCCAAAAGATATTATTATCTTCGTCCCAAGTATAACCTATACCTGCATAGTTTCCTCTAAATGCTTTTGAGTTATCACCTGAATTATGTTTATTACCCTGTGTATTGTAAGATGTTTGAATCCACATTTGTGCAGGCCAATTATTATGTGTCTCTAAATATTGTTGTCCTACTGTTTCATCTTCAACGCCATCAGCGTTTAACATATCTTTGTTATCAAGTGTTAATACTTGAATAACTTTACTGTTAGCTCCTAGTTTTGCAAAATGTGCCATAATGTTTCTCCTTATATATTAATTTTAATTACCATTCAACTATTGAAATTTATACCTTATTATTACTATTCCTGAACCGCCAGCGCCAGCACAATGGTTTGATCCACCTGATGCAGCTCCACCTCCAGCTCCACCTCCAGTATTTGCTGTTCCGTTTTGACCTGCACTAAGAGGAGGAGTTTGATTTCCTCCAGTTCCTCCGCCGCCAGATCCTCCAGCGCCTCCAGCACCTACTCCACCACCTCCACCGCCGCCTCCAGCGTATGTTGTTGGTGATGCATTAATACTTGTTGTTGCTCCTGCTCCGCCAGCAGCACCTGCAGTATTTGGATTATTGGGTGCAGTTGAACCTACTGCTGTAGCTCCACCTCCACCATCTCCTCCCATTCCTGGATTGGTACCACCACCACCTCCATTATTACCTTGAGGTGGACTTACTGGTGGAGTATTACCTGATCCAGCTTGTCCGCTTGGTCCACCACCACTAGATCCTCCACCACCTGATCCTCCGTTTAAACCACCACTTGTTGCTGGGTTAGGTGTGTGTGCACTATCTCCTCCACCACCTCCAGCTGATGTTACTGTTGAAAATACTGAATTAGCACCGTTTGTACCATCTGATCCGCCAACGGGTCCTTTTGCACCGCCTCCACCAACTGTAATTGGAAAACCTGTTGCTGTTACTGAAATATTTGTAGCTCCTTCTAAAGGTGATGCTGAATAACAGTCAACACCTGATTTTGATTCTCTGAAACCACCTGCACCGCCACCGCCACCTGCTCTTGAAGGTACAGATGGAGCTAGATCTCCAGATCCTCCACCGCCACCTCCGGCTACTACAATATAAGAAACTTCATTATTCGCAGGTGTTGTTGCAATTTGAGAAACACAAAAAGTCCCTGGCCCTGTAAAAGTATGAATTTTAAAATTTCCTGAACAAGTAACTGTCCCACCAGTAGCTGTTATAAAATTTTCACCTCTTTCATTAGAAGTTGAATCTTGAACATTTACCCAACCTTGTGTTGAATCAACATATATAAAAGTAACTGATTGTCCTTCTGTGTTTAAAACTACATTTGCGTTTACTCCACCAATTTTTTGTGAACCATTTGGTGATACTGTTAAATTATTTGTTTGCCAAGTACCTGCATAATCTGCAACTGATACTATTGATCCTGCTGTTCCAGCAGGTAAGTTCATTGTAAATGCACTGTCTGATGTATTTGCAAAGAACCCATCTCCAGACACTGCAGTAAATGTTGCTGTTTTTGGAGTTGTATCCCAGTCTACAGTCCCTGTTCTACCGAAACCTGTCTGCGTTCCATTGTTCGTGATTGTTGCACCAGCAGGAATTGTGATAGTGTCTCCACTATCTCCTAACTGAACTGTACCACAATTTGTTCTTGGACTAATTTTATTTACTTTTACTTCACTCATAATTTACCTATTGAAATTTGTACCTTATTACTACTATACCTGAACCACCATTACCACCTACAGACGGACCACTTAAATTACCTCCACCACCACCGCCGCCAGTATTTGCTGTACCTGCTGTTCCAGCTCCCGATGCACAAGTTGCTCCTGCTCCTCCTCCACCTGGACCTCCAGCACCCGGAGTGTATGACTGACCATATGGTGATCCTCCACCTGCTGCACCGCCACCACCCGCTCTTGTTACAGGCGATGCTGTGATTGATGTTGCTACACCATTTCCTCCTGCTCCTGCAATGGAAGCATTACCAGGTGCTCCACCAGCTGATCCTGCTCCACCACCTCCACCACCAGCATAGCCAGCAGAAGAGCCTCCTCCATTTCCACCACTATTTCCTTGAGATGGACTTACAGGAGGTGTATTTCCTGCTGCTCCACTTTGACTATACATTGCTCCACCACCAGAACCTCCTGTACCTGCTGCATTGTTTGGTCCTTCTGTACCACCAGTTCCACCACCTGTTGAAGTAATTGTTGAAAAAGTTGAAGGACTGCCTGGATTACCAGGGGTGTTTTGTCCACTTCCTGTACCACCAGCGCCTATTGTAATTGGATAAGCTTGTGTCGTAATTGTTACTGCTGTTCCTCCTGGATTACCATTTAATGGACTAGCTGTATAACTATCTGCTGGACCTTTATATTCTCTAAAACCACCAGCACCACCTCCGCCACCATAGTCTCCACCACCATTACCACCTCCTGCTATTACCATATAAGACACTATATTGTTTGCAGCTGTGCTAGATGTATTAGAAACTGTAAATGTTCCTGGACCTGTAAATGTATGAATTTTAAAATCACCAGAAGTTGTAACACTTCCTCCTGTTGCTTCCAAATTAGGATTACCTACAACATTAGATGTTGAATCCTGTATATTTTTCCAACCTTCAGTGTCATCAACATAAACTAAAGTTATTGATTGACCCTCTGTACTTAAACTTACGGGTGCCGCAAAACCACCAAGTTTCTGTGAACCATTTGGTGCAATTGTTAAAGCGTTTGTTTGAAAAGTGTTTGTGTAATCTACAACAGAAACAATATTACCTGCTGATCCAGCTGGTAAGTTCATTGTAAATGCACCTGAAGATGTATCTGCAAAATAACCTTCACCATTAGCTGCTGTAAAAGTTGAAGTTTTAATACTGCTTGTCTGCCAATCTACAGTTCCTGTTCTACCAAAACCTGTCTGACTTGCACCTGAAGCTAAAGTAACTGTATCGCCTGATTTTCCTAGAGTTAGTGTGCTTCCACACTTAACAACCATATTGTTGTCGCCTGTATCTTTTATGTTGTTTACTTTTATTGTACTTGTCATAATTATTGAAATTTATACCTTATTATTACTATTCCGCTACCGCCGTTTGCTCCAGAAGAGGTTCCACCACTACCTCCTCCTCCACCACCAGTGTTAGCTGTTGCTGCATTACCAGTAGAAGCATTACCATCAGCTCCGCCACCAGCACCACCACTGCCACCTCCAGGTGAAGCTCCACCTCCGCCACCACCAGAAAAATATCTTGTATTTGATACTGGACCTGTTGTTCCATTAGATCCAGCAAAACCTGAACTTACTACAAAAGAACCAATACCACCTGGAGCATCTGTAGCACCTGGGGTTGAAGTTCCAGCAGCCCCTGCACCTCCACCTCCTGCACCAGCATATTTTGGACCAGTGTTTTGTGATGTACCCCCATCGTTACCTTGAGGTGGACTTACAGGAGGAGTATTTCCTGATCCCCCTGGACTTATTGTAGAGGAAGTTCTTCCACCTCCACCTCCTGAACCACCACTTCCAGCAGCAGTAGTTCTATCGTTATTTTGCCCTTGTCCACCACCTGCTGATGTTATCGTTGAAAAAGTTGAAACAGCACCTGCACTAGCTTGGTTATCTGGTCCAGGCGGGCTACCTGTTCCTGCTCCACCACCACCAACTGCAATTGAATAAGCTTGTGCACTAACTGGTAAACCTGAAGGACTAGCTAAAGGTGAAGTTAAAGGTGCTGGCATACAAGTTGAATTAGATAATCTAAACCCACCTCCTCCTCCACCGCCAGAAACTGTTCCACCTCCACCAGCCACTACTAAATAATCTACGGTGTTTGAACCTACTGAATTTCCTGCACAAGAAACAGTAAAAGTTCCTGGCCCAGTAAAAGTATGAATTTTAAAATTTCCACAAGTTGATTCTGTACCACCTGAAGCTGTTACAAAAGCAGGATCAACAGCTGCACTATCATTTGTATTTACTGGAACCCAACCTTGAGTTCCATCAACATAAATAAATGTTCTAGCTTCTCTATTAACAGTTAAAGTAGCATTATCTGCTATGCCTTCTATATTAGAACCATTTCTTGCAATTGTGATCGAATTAGTTGCTGCTGTTCCTGCATAATCGGCTATTGCCACTATATCTAATGCACTTGGTGAGGATGGTAATGTAACGGTTCTTGCTGCCGCAGATGTATCTACAAAATATCCTTTACCACTCACAGCACCAAAATCACCTGCTTGAGGAGTAGGTTCCCAGTCTACTGTACCTTGTCTTCCAACTCCTGTTTGAGTTGCACTAGAAAAATTTACTGTGCCTGCAGAAGATAAAGTAGTTCCTGAAGGTAGTGAAACTGTATCACCACTTGCACCTACCGTTAAGGTAGTTCCGCATTGTGGTTCGACTGCATTTACTTCTATTTTTGACATTATACTATTACTAAAGTCCCTGTTATTGTTTGTGTTGCAGTTATTGTAACTGGTCCCGCTAATACTCCTGAATCTAAAGATTGATCTTCAGATAAAGTTGAATTATGCGTAACTACATATTTGGTTGCATCCATACCTGGTGAAATAGTTTTTGTGTGTGGAATTGTACAAAAAACATCTTTTGCACCTGCGGAAAAATCAACAAGATTATTTGAATTAGTTGATGAAATAACTGTTTGTCTTGACAATGTATCAGGACTAGCATCAGTAACTGTACCGATACCAACTTCGAATTCGTCTTGTCCAGAATTTTGAATACAGTAATACGTTTGATTACCCGTACCAATACCTGCTACGAAGCCTATAAAGTCCTGTGAAGCACCAGCTAGATTCAAAGTTCCAGTTCCGGTAGTGGTGCTTGTTTCTTTAACTCTATCATTCAAGACAAGAGCCATGCACCCTCCTTAACTTATTCTTAATATTGCTGCTGTTGAATTAAACGTTGGAAACTGAATTGTAAAAGTTCCCGCAGTTGCAGTTTTGTCTCCACCAAAATTTAAAACAGCCACAGCTTTATTACTGTTTGATGTATTATAAATTAATGCACCACCTACTGTTAAAGTTACTCCAGTAAATGATAATTCTGCAAAATCAACAATTGCAACTCCTGTATCTAATGAAGTTTGTTGACCAGTTAATACGCCACCACCTGATGTGTACTGACCAGTGTTTCCATGTTCACCACTTGTAGTGAAAGATGTTGTTGCTGCTGATAAGTTAGCGTTACTTGCGTATAGTGCTAATTTAAAAACATCACCACCAGATTGTAACTCATGTCCACCTTCAAGTATTTCTTTTTTAAAGGTATTTGCTACTGCTTGTACTATTGCCATAATATTTCTCCTTATAAAATTGTATTCGGTGACGGAGATGCAATTTTTTGTCTTGGTACTCCATCATCGTATTCAGCTCTTCTACGTCTACCCATTTGTTGTATCGCAAAAGCCTGTAAGCCCTCATTATACCTCTCTTTATACAGTTTGTACATATCCATGGGGCCTTTCAAATATCCAAAAGCCTCAACTAACACACCATGCAAAAGCATGGCTTCTTGGTATGTAGCAAGGAATGTATTGTTTGTACTTGTAAAATGTGGAGGAGTAATAATGTAGTTTAATTGTACCGCATATGCCTGATCAGGCACAGGAGCAACTACAATATTATTCTCATCCCAGTTCGCGTAGAATTTTGGCTGACCAGTGGCACCAGAGCCATTAAACTCTGATATGAAACTAGTATCTCTTTTTTCCATATAATTTCTAGCAGATGAAAGATCAGATGAAGCAAAAACTTGTAAAGATCTAATAACTAAAAAATCAGATGGCATAACAAGAAATCTTTTATTAGCATTAAAGTTCGATGTAGAATATTTTCTTGTATCATCATAATCAACCTTACCTGCAATATCTAATTCTGTATTTCTAATAAATTGATCAAGCAAAGTATCAGATAATACATTAGAATCTACCTCAGCGTAGCTCCTTATTTGTGTCAAAAAATTAGAATATGTTATAGCCATTATGTTGTAATTGTTACACTCCCTAAAGTTATATCAAGTTGTCTTTCTCTATTTTCTTCTGATGGATTTTGTGGAACCATAGAAGCAACAGTTGTTGTTATACCATTTCCTGTAAACGATGATCTATTAACTTGAAAATCAAAATTACCTGGTAAAGAAACATTAACCACAGTTACTGCTGCACCACCTGAATCAACAATTGTATTATCATTGGGTGCAAAAGTTGGATTTAATGATTTCATAGTTTGTGGTTGTTGAAATCTTTGTGGTCTTGTATTTTGTAAAGCAATAGCATCTGCAGTGTTATATCTTCTTTGAATCTGTGGATGTTTAGGTTCAAATTCAGATATATGCACCAAAGATCCATTCCATTCTTTAACCATTTCATTATATGGAAAAGCTTGTCCAGATCTATCTGATATTGCTTGTGATTTATTTCCTGTAGCGTATTTTCCCATATTAACTTACCGATGGATAAAAAGTTTGTGGAGCTATAAATGTAGAAGCTCTTTGGCCATCCTCATCTAATGCTCTTTTTAATTCGTCTTCATATATTAATTTATTCTGTTGTACTAATGATGGAGCTTTTTTCATTGCTAAATAATAAGCAAGACCTGCACACATGCATGGTAAAAATCTATATGCAACATCTGCTTGATTTGTATAAGCTCCTGCATCTTCAACTCTATTGATAGAATAATATTTTAGATGAGTATATGTATTTAAATCTGGAGTAATATATAAAAAAATTTTTGGTAAAGTTTCTCTTTTTACGTAATATTGCGATGGTTGACCTGTTGCGCCTTTATTAGGTAATGCTGCATAAGCTGATCTATCTATTTTTGTAAGTGATACATCAGTTCTATCCCCAGTGTTGTTAGCAGATGTAGAAACAAAAGCTTCTAGTACATCGTTTGTATTTGTAGCTGTAGAATATTCAGCTTGTCCATTTACAAGTGCTATTGTATTTAATGTTACTTTCCAAAGATGAATACCTCTATTGCCCCATTCAGCAAATAATAAATTTAAACTTCTTCTTGCTGATCTAAGATCATAACCAGCGTTAGTAGATAGACCACATCTTTCATAACCCTCATCTATGATTTCATCTATATTTAAATCAAATGCTGTAGTTCCTGATGTTGCCATATTAGTTTAATTTTTTCTTTTTAAGTTTTCTATTCATCATAGCTTTTGCTTTTGTATTTAAACTTTTTGCATAATTAGCTAACCCTCTTCTTGTTTTTCTCATTTCTCTTACAATCGGTTTCTTACCAGCTTTTCTTGCACTAAGAATAACAAATTGTGTCATATCTACAAGTTTTTGACCTTTTGCTCTTTGAGTGTCTAATTTTTGTAAACCTCTCATAAATTTTTTATCTTTAAATGAAGCTCTACTTGGATCCATTTGAGGTGCCTTTTTGTATAATGCGGCTGTATCCTTCATAGCTTTTTTTCTAAACTGTTGATAAGGTTTTGATTTGACAGCTGCTTTTAAACCTTTTGTAAGTAATCCTCCAAGTAACATTTTTCTATACATTATTTATTTTTAAATCCTTTCAATAAGTTACCATAATATTTTTCGTAACTTTTATTGCTCATGTATTTTCCATCTATTTCAGAAGTTATATAACTTCCAATATATGGTTCTTCTTTCATTTTGGTGCCTGGAGCTTTTGATGTAGTCTCGCTAAACGCTGCTCTACCCATTGCTGCTTTGAATTTAATCTTCTGTTTGATAGCCATGTTTCTCCTTTTTGCGGTTGTACAACTTCTTGGATTGTATCACTTTTGGTTTGTAAGTTCTAGACCTTAGATTTTTAGCAATTGGATTAAACGATGTCTTTAGCTTTACCAATAATTGGTTTATATTTAGTTTTTCCTTCACTTTTGTAGGCCCATAGGTAAGATGCTCTTGGTGTTCCCTCAACCCAACTAGCATGAATCCATCCACTATTAGGTTCTCCTGGAGTGTAGAACTCAAGGATCAGCTGATCTGGCTGAAGGTTAGATTTGATC